TGAGTAAGGGTTACAGGAGCTAGTAGCACTAGGTCTCTAGGATAGTCAATAGCTCTATGTTCCTGTAGGGTTGCCCGCTTAATGGCCAAAGTAGTTTCAGCTACTAAGTCAGGTCTTTTAGTTATAGCATAAACTGAAGTAATTAGGTCATTAAGCGTGGTCATTATAGCCTCTATTATTTTTTAAGTTTAGCTAAGGATGCTTGTGCATCAACTTGAGCCGCTTCTAATGCTGCACCAGTAGCGATATTTAATTGTGCAGCTGCATCTTGGTTATCTGCTACTAGGTCTTGAAATGTGCCGTCAACAATAGCTTTAGCTAATTGGTTATCAGTAGCTTCTGCTGGTGCTCGGCCCATTTTCTGAGATGTTTGGATTCCAATAATAGCTACACCTTGACCTGATACTGGAACCTTAGCATTGTGCCAAGGATTATTTTCATCATAAGGCTCAATAGTAGCTTGCTCAGTAAGCTTAGATGCTTTAATCCAAGTTTCTACTACTTTCTGAGTATCTTCATTATCAGAAATAAATGCGCCTTTTTGGAAATGGATTTGCTCATCTCCGCCAGGAAGATGAAATGTAGCTCCATTATTAAGGTTATAATACATCTTAGCCATAAGTAATTCCTCATTATTTTAAGTAAATAAAAAAGGATGCCAGCATTAGCCAGCATCCTTAGTTTAGCTATTAGCAGGATTAGCTGCTAATTAGTGCTGAGCACCTGACATATCAACCGCAGTTAACACGTTGGTAAGTACACCGCAACCTGATGGGTTTTTGCAAAGCAAAGTACACTCAGTTAGCAATGAACCACCGATAGCATCAATAGCAGCGTCTACAGCGATACCAGCTTGGTTGTATTCTTCTGACTTAGTTTTACGGCCAGCTAAGTAAGCCATGCTGATAGAAGGTAAGTCAAAAGCTACTACCAATGATTGCCAGTTAGGGTTAGTATTGAACAATGGATGTTCGATAACAATTACGTTACCACGAGTCAGTTTCAAGCGATCGAAACGTAAACCCCACTCAGTTTCACCACGCTCAATAAAATAAGTAGCATTAAATCTAGCTAACTTATTAAGAACGATGTGAGACTGTCTACCTACGAATAAGATACGCTCCATACCTGACATTGGGTCATAAGCCATATCAAAGCAAGCATTAATCCAAGTTTCTAAGTCATCCATGTTCAATGCACCAGCAGTAGCAGAACCGCCTACTTTACTATTAGCAGTTGAAATGTTACTTGAGCTAGTAGCACCTGGCAAGAATAGGTTAGTAGCCTGCGCATCAGAAATCTGTTGGATAAGACCGTTCATAGTACGGAAGTCACCACCAGTACCAGAACCAGCAGTATGAGATCTAATACCAAAGATTAATGATTTCTCAATGTCCATAGCATGATATTGAGAACATTCGATACGGGATTTAGCAATGTTAGTATCGCCAAGTAAGTTTTGAATAGCTGCTACAGTACCAGAGATAGCCCAAGCATTACGGAAGATTTGAGTGTAGTTAATTACACGAATCTCTTGAGTTAAGAATGAGTTAGGACGTGAGCTAGCATCGCCGAAAGCATTACCAATATGTACGAAATACGCACCGTTAGCTAAGTTGACGTTAGAGGTACCACCAACGTTACGAGTTACGTTGATAGTATCAGCGCCAGCATGAGCAGTACCTGATACAGAGTTAACTAAAACGATCTCGCCAGTAGTAGAACCGTTAGATGCAAATGAGTTACCAGTAACAGTACCAACTACTTGGTATAAACCGTTAGGAATTACTTGAGCATTTGATTGCACAGTTAATGCAGTAGTAGTACCTAAGGTTACAGCTGCTGTTAACTGGAATGATGGGAAGATCATTACTTTAGAGAAGAAGCCATGCTCAATCTGCAAAGCTGTTTCTTCTTTCAGTTTAGCAGTAAGCGCAAATAAAGTAGCGTCACCTTTAGGTAACAAATACTGAATCATGCTAGGAAATGATTTCTTGACAATCTCAGTATTAATTAAAGGAGCAACTGCTGGGCTAGTAGCTGAGTTAGGAAAACCGCTAATATCGTACATACCGAAGTTAGCATTAGAGCCTGAGACGACTCCAGGACCAAAAGGACCGTATGGCATAGTAATACCTCTTAAAATTTAAAGTTATTGGGATTATGAATTAAGATACTCATACCAGTCAGTTTCCGGCTGCAAATTATTGAGGTTGATTGCACCGTTATTAGATTTGGCATTAGCGCGTTTAGCTAGTTCTGGGTTCATATCAGAACCTAAATCTTGCAAGTAGTTAGTAGTCATTTTGTTAATTTCCGCTTGTGTAGCATTTGGATACTTAAGCACAATAGCGTGTTTAACAGCATCAACTACTGGGGCATATTTAGGTGATGATAAAGCAGGGTTACTGGCGAGAGCTTCGTTCAGACCCGATAGTTTAAGCCTCTGATCAATTTGAGCAGCTAGCTTATCTGTTTGAGCTGCTACTGCTGCTTCAATAAGCTTAGTAGTAGCTACTGCATTCTGTTGATAGTTTTGACGACTCATGATATTCATGGCTTCAAGTGTTGCAGCCACCGCATCATCACCGCCCATAGCAATACGTTGGCGAAGTTCTGGAGTAACAGATTGAGTATAGTCAATATTACCAGCAATTTCAGCAAGCTTATTAGAATCAATATTAAAATCTAATGGAGCTGTAGCAGCTTTTTGCTCATCTGATATTTTCCACATATCTGCAAATGGATCAGCAGGTTGGTTCGGTGTTGGATCTTGGCTAGTAGCAGTAGCTTGCTGCGGCTGTGGACTAGGTTGTTGTGGAGCTGCTTGCTGCGGTGCTGGTTGCATTGGTTGTGGAGCTGCTGAATTGCTATTACCAAAAATTGTATCTAATAAGCCCATTAGGGTTCTCCTAGTTTAAAGTTATTTTGTATTGCTGGTTAAAGAGCAGATGCGGAATTACTTATGCTATCTGCTATGATACTAGCTGCATTAGTAGACCTCATTAGCATATATCTAAGAGTTTCAATCTTACCTTTTAGATATGCTTCCTCTTGCACAAATGCTAAAGGATTACTTGGATCGTACTTAAGGCTAAGCCGTCTAGTGGCAGCTTCTGCTATATCATTCTGTATTACTGCACATTGTTCTGGATTTAATGTATAACCAATGGCAGTTTCTTCTGGTAGTAATTCCCAAGAAGTAAATATATTATTTTGCTGAATCATTATTAATTACTCTATTATTGCGCTAATCCATAACGTTTCCGGTGGGAATGCATCTTAGCAATCAGCCTCAAGCCAGTAAATAGTGCGCTTCGCCTCGTGCTGCAATCGGTCTCTCGCTCCGCTTCGAGCTGCGATTTTGCACTTCGCTATTGACAGTCTTTCGTCTGTTGCTTTTGATAGTCATCTTGCCCACCCGAAACTTATTATGGGCGCAGGTTGATATTGGGTTACAGGTATAGTTATCAGTAGCTATATCTTATGCCTGATACTCAGAACCTTCCGGCGCTTGTTCCTGCTGGCCGCCTTGAGCTTCTAATATCTTTTGTATTAGCGACTCGGATTGCTCAGCTTTAGCAGCTTGTGCTGAAGGGCTATTAGGCATTGGCTTACCATCTTGCCCAATACCAAACTGTGCTGGAACAGGTTGTGGCGGATACTGATTTTGCTGTATATTAGGATTCTGCTTCATGAGTCCCATAACAGTCTGTTGCCAACTTGCCATAGCCTGCTCATATTGCAGCTGTTCAGGTGGCTTTTGAAAGTCCTTAACATCAGCACCTTTTTCTTTCATTAGATAACTGAACAGTTCACCTAGGTTATATTCCTGCTGAATCTGAGGACTGCTACCAATAATCTGAATAGCTACCTGCCAGACATCCTCATGCATCTCAGCAGCTCTAGGAATTGCACCATCAGTAATTTTGAATTGATAAACTGCATTACGTAATAGCAATGGATCAATATCTATTACCTCTTGAGTATCTGCATGATATAGTGACTCAGAACCTTGGAATTGCAGGATATTAGTATTCAGAATATATTTTAGCGGAGTGAAGAATTGATCCTCTAATACTAATGCTTGCATTCTGGACTTGCTATCAGCGTTGTTCATAATGTCATTGAACTCGCCAAGTGTCTTATTACCCTTTTGGAACTGGC